GACCGTCTATTATACTTGTAGACGATCAGGGAAATAAGGTTATAGATTTTAATAATGGCATAGGTCCTATAGGAATAAATCTTACAGCAATGTCTCTGTCAAAAGAATCGGAAAACAGTATACATGCTCTTGTAAAAGTCCCTATTAGCGACTTTCAATTTGTTGCTCTTGTAAGTTTTGTAAATCATATTGGACCTGTAAACTTTGCAGGTAGTTCCGTATTAAGACAATTAAATCTAGAGAACTATCACAGAGTACCAGAAATGATAATGAAATGGAGATCAGGTGCTTTGTCGCCTAATGCAAGTGCTGTAGTTAAACAGGACTATGTAGATAGAAGACTTTTTGAAGCAGAATTATTCACTACACCAGACTGGGTAAACTTTGATTACAAACCTGGAGAGGGTGCTTCATTAACATGGCCACAACTTACAACAGAATTAAAGGAAGCCAAGAAAGCCGCAATAGAAGAATTAACAAATAAAGGTATTGACCCAAGTACTGGCGAGCAATATTTAGAAGGTAAACCAGTGGAGAAGGACGACCCCACTGCTTTATACAATCCTAAAGGTTAACTACTTTTTTAGTTCTTTTTTAAGATCTGCATTTTCAACTAATAATCTATACTTTTGTTCTTGCTCGTCAGCAACTGCTTTTTCTAGCAAATCAATATGAGCTCTCAAACTATGATTTTCGTTGTTCTTCTCAACCAACATAATCCTTAGTTCTTCTTCTAAAGTATTATTAAGTGTTTTTGTGTCAGACATATTATTTCTCAATTATTTTTTCTAAAATATTAGTTACATTGTTATTTAACAAAACACCACTGTGACCTGCATGTATGGTAACATTTTCAGTGTTTTTAAATTTAGGTGGAGTTGCTAATTGACTGTCAACAGATATCATACCGTCGTTTGCTTTGCCTCCTAATCCAGCCAAAGGATTTGAACCACTTGTACAAACAATATTTGTATGCAATCCATTGTAAGACTTTTCTTGCAATAATGCTAGTACTTCTGCACCTGGTTTTGTATTTTCAAATACTTTTCTATTTCTAAAAATCATACCTAAAATTCTTGCTACAGGTGTTCCCTGCCAAGGTGTTGCTATTGTTACCAAATGTTCTACATTTTTTGGATACACACTTGCATACCAACTTGCTAATAATCCACCAAAACTATGCCCTACAAGTATTATTTTCTGCTTGCCGAACTCACGTTGCTTACGCATTCTTACCAATTCAACCAAATCGTAAGGGTCATCCTCCATATCATAGGCAGGACTTATAAAATTATGCTCAGGTAACTTTAAAGTGTAGTAATTAAAGTTATCTGGGTCTGCATTAGCACCATGTAGGTAGATTATGTTTTTCATCTTTGTATTATACAGTCTAAATCTTCTAAAGTCAACTACTAATTAAAACTAGTTATAATGTTTTTGATAAATACATGTATGGCAATATTTAAAGGATTTAGTACGATAGATAAGGTTAGAGCACCATATACTTTAACCGATATAGATCTAGTTAAAAGAGATCTACTCAACCATTTTTACACTAAAAAAGGTGAGCGACTAATGAAACCAAACTTTGGCTCTATTATATGGGATTTACTTATGGAACCAGAAGACACGGTAACAGAAGAAGAAATTAAAGACGATATAAGAAGAATTATTGATACTGATCCTAGAGTAACACTTAAAGATATTACATTATATATGATGGACCATACAATAAGAGCGGACGTTGCCTTAAAATTTAATCCGGGTTCAGAAGAAGACGTGTTATATTTAGAATTTATAAATGAATCAGAGGGTTTTGAATAATGGCATTATCACAAAGACAAACTAACTTATTTGCCGCAGAAGATTGGAAAATTGCCTATAAGGCATTTAATAATGTAGACTTTACATCATACGATTTCGATACATTGCGACTTGCAATGGTAAATTACATACGAACTAATTTTCCAGAAAACTTTAATGATTATATTGAAAGTTCTGAGTTTATTGCAATTATAGAATTACTTGCATTCCTTTCTCAAGCATTAGCATTTAGAATGGACCTTAACAGTAGAGAAAACTTTTTAGAAACTGCTGAAAGAAGAGAAAGTGTCTTTAAACTTGCGAGGATGTTGGGATATAACCCAAGAAGAAATACTCCAGCAAGTGGATTAGTAAAAATTACGTCTATTAAAACAACGGAACCTTTAGTAGATAGTTTAGGTGCTAACTTATCTAACAAACAAGTATTCTGGAATGACGTAAACAACCCAGAGTCATATGAACAGTTTATTACAATATTAAATAGTGCATTTAGTAATACAAATAGATTTACATCGCCAATTAAGAAGGGAGTAGTTGGAGGTATAACTACAGAACTATATAGAATTACAAAACAAATTAGTGCTTCACAAACCTTCCCCTATACACTAAATGTAAATGGCGTAAGTAGGAATTTTGAAATTGTAGATGGTGATTTTTTAAATGGAAAATATTTTTACGAAAGACATCCAGACCCTTTAAACAATTTAGGATTGTTTTATAGAAATGACGGCAAAGGACTTAATAGTAGTAACAGTGGTTTCTTTATGATGTTCAAACAGGGCACATTATCCTTTTCAGATTTTAATTTTAATACACCTATTCCAAATAGAGTAGCAGACCTTACTTCCTCAAACATAAATGAAACAGATGTTTGGGTGCAGGAAATTAATACATCGGGTGCTGTAATTAGTAAGTGGATTAAAATACCTAATACAGTAGGACAAACATTAAACTATAATAGCCAAGCATTTGGAACAAGAAATCTTTACGCAACAGAAAATTTAGATAACGATGGTGTAAGATTAAAGTTCCCTGACGGAAACTTTGGTAATATGCCTAACGGAATTTACAGAACATGGTATAGAACTAGTGACGGTGTAAGTTATTCTCTACAACCTGACGATGCAAGAAATATTTCTATTAATGTTCCGTATGAAAACAGAAACGGTTCTGCTTATACAATGACTATAACAATGGCATTACAAAATGCTGTAAACAATAGTTTACCAACAGAATCATTAGAAAGTATTAAGCAAAGAGCACCACAAACTTATTTCACTCAAAACAGAATGATAAGTTCTCAGGATTATAATGTTTTTCCTTTTGCAAAGAGCAGTAACATACAAAAATTATCAGCAGTAAATAGAACACATGCTGGACATAGTAGGTATATAGATATAAATGATCCAACAGGAACATTACAGAACATAGATTTGTTTGCAGATGATGGTTTCCTTTACAAAATGGATAAAACTACTAATGTAAGTACAATTATAAGTGGAAATAATACAGCAAATAATGTTGTAGAGAATATTTTACCTTTATATTTTAAAAATCAAAATCTTAATAACTTTGTTTACGACTCTTTCAGAGATAAATGGAAAAAATACAAAACTAATAGTTTTGATATAGAGAGTTTAGGTGTTAAATGGAACCCTCTACCCGTAAAACTAACAGGAACAACAGGTTACTTTACAGAAACATCAAGTGCAGGAGCGGCCGGTACAGAAAAGGTATTAACAAATACATTTGTATCATTTAAACAGTTCCAAGAAAACAATTTCCTTAAATTAGTAAACCCAAGTGATATGACTGAGTATAAATGGGTTAGAATTACTAAAGAATCCAATGCAGGGTTACTATCTTCTGGACTTAGTACATCAACAGGTCCATGGACACTTAGTTCCTCTATTCCTACAGGATGGAGAGTAACAGAAGTTATTGTGACACTAAGAAAAAAACTACAGGGATCAGAATTACCAGACGTTCAGTCACAAATGGAGAACAAAAAAACATTTGGTATAGGATTTGCACCAACAAACATAACAGACGGCCTTTTAGCAGACCAATGGTATGTAATTGAAAATGCAAACCTTGATAAAACTAGTAAATTTGATGTAAGTAATGCAGGAAGTAAAAACAATACTCCAAATGATGCTAGTTGGTTAATATTATTTGAATACGAAGCAGTAGATTTAAATTCTTACAGATACAATGTGACTATTCGTGGAGAACAATACGTTTTTAATAGTAAAGAAGATATTAAATTTTACAATGTTAAAAATATTAAAGTTTTAGATAGTGATAACAAAGCAAATACAGATAAGATATCAATTACAACATTTAATAACCAACCTGGTAGTTCAGAAACATTTAGATGGTACCTAGACGGTACAGGAAATACAGGTAACAAATGGTTTAGTGAAGAAACAGGAACTGTTACAGACCCCAACCAGTATCAATTAGAATTACCATTAAGATCTAGAGATACAAATTGGTTTGATATCGAAATTGATTGGATAAGTAATTTTGGTATATTAAGGGGCGAAGGTTCTGCAAAAGCAAACGTGATTTCTAAAGATTTATTTGTAAATGATGCAACAGTAACGCTCAATACATATTTTGATGATGGCGTATCACCT